ATGCAACATCAAACTCTTCGCCAGGCAACATTGCCAGGGATTCGTGACCTAATTCGGGATGGTCTTCTACCACAACATTGTGAGGTGGTAGCATGTTGTTTACAAAATGAACTGATTCTCCAGCAGCGATAGTAATTTCTGCTGGTTCAAACACTAGATTACCGTCGTAACCCATTTGTACATCTACTGCCCATACGGGGGAAGAGAAGATAAGTGTAGCTAAGAGTGCAAAGAAAAACTTCATTAAGTATTTGCAACTACTACTATCTATCTTCCCTTAATATCACTCATCTGCAAGTTTGTCTAGTTCTCCTAACATTCTCTTCCGTTCGTCAATCTTACCGTCAATATATCCTGCTCTATACTCCCATGTCTGTCCACCCTCTTGTCCTTTCTTAGGGTTGATGCAACGATGGTCACCTAATTTATTACATACCAGACTTGCTAGATCTGCTTCACTGCCTTGATTACCAGTACCACCCCAGATGTGTTGCCCATTGATCCAAACAGCACCACATTTCTCACATTCTTTACGCTCTAACTTAAGGTCTGAAAATTCGTTGTCAGACATGATCGTTGTTCCTCCTGATAATTCCTAACTGTTTTTCAAGTTTCTTCCGCATGAAGTACATCCTCACTTGGATAATGGCATACCTGACCGATAGGTCAGCATAGTGAACTAACCTCATGGTAGATTCATATCCTCCAATGGCAATCAATCCAATAAAGATCGCAATACAGATGTAGAAACCAACCATATGAAGTATCATTCTGATACCATTATAGGTCTATTTAGAGATATTGTCTGATATAATCCGTTACAAATCAGCAATTCCAAGCACGAAGCGACTTGTTGATTCTGCTATCGGGATCACTCGCAGTCTTTGCAGAAGTGAGTTTCTTTTTCATACCCTTCATTCTTGCACAGAAGGATGCACGACGCTTATTACCTTTTTTCTTAGAAGGAGCTTTGAGATCACTACCAGGATTCTCACGCTCATAGGACTTGCGTCCCTTCTCATTCAAACCACCAGACTTATTCTTACCTTCTTTGCGTTGCCACGCAGCAGATCCTTCTGTAATCTTCGCAACAGAATCATCGACCTCGGGAGCATCGCAGTCTCCCGTGGTCAATGGTTTCTTTTTCTTTGCTTCAGATAACAACTCAGAGATATCAGAATATGAAAAAGACATGCTTAGTATAAGCAACTACCTGTCTATTATTTAGTTAGATTTCTTGCTTCTTCTTCTTTCTTACCGATAGGTGGTGCTTTCTTAGGAGCAGCACCATTTTTAGCAGGAGAGAGTCCGAACGCAGCTAACGATCCAGAAAAGACCGAGGCTATAAATGTGGGATCGAAATCTAAAATCTTTTGCCCATTAGGCAAACGCACATAAGAGAATGTAAGAAGGGAGGCGGACCAAATAAGGACCACAACTTTCACCAAATTACCAAGAACTTCACTCTTGTCTTCATCTTCATCCTTCTCTTCTACTTTTGACTTTGTATCTTCAGTCATAACCTAGAAGTAAGGCGAAACTATTTATCGACAGACTCGTTTTCGGAGAAGTTATATTCCATCAACATAGCAAAGTATCTTTCTTTCATTGCCAGTAACCATTCTTGTTCTTCTGGTGGTCTTGCAGGAGAACCTGGCCAGGTTTGAATGGCATACAAAAGGTGACTGTACATGGCACGAACTTCGTCAATGCCTATATTGACGCTGCAATACCAGTCGTCTTCGTAGAGATCCTTCATTTCTTTTTGTTCATTTCTTTGAGCATCTTTTGCAACTCAGCAGTACTACCAACGAACATAGCGTTATTTGTGACATTAGTCGGACCTTTTTGCTCCTCCTTAATGTCCTTCAGATCTTTTTGTAACTTGAGGAACTTATCTGTAGTATCAGCAACACTTTTCAGCAACTGACCTGCCACTTCATACGCTCTGGGAGATTGTGTCTCCTCAGCAAGTTCCATAATACCATTGAGCGTTTCTTGCCCCTTCTCGATAAGAGAGTACAAGTTTGCCCTAGTATACTCATAATCTTTCTCTACATCTTCCTTTGTTAAGCGATCAGGTTTTTCTTTCTCTTTCTTAACAGGAGTTACATCTACCGTTTCACTGGTAGTGTTCAATGCGTCATCGATTTTACTGAAATCTTGACTCATACATCCTCCTGTCTAGTCGGACTATAGACCTTACCATCATCAAACATGGTAGTGGTCTCGCTGAATCCAAAGTCGTCATCAGGTTCTGCTGTGATCGGATCGGGAACAGCAGTATATCTCATCTCACGCTTCGCAGTCTGCTTATCAGTATTCGAGTAGTAATCAACCTGAACCTTACGGATAAGACCGTCAGTGCTATCTGCGATAGGACCAAACAGATATGTCTTTACACTAAAGTTTAGAGTATATGTGAGAACCCTTCTAGTAGAGAAGTCTCCTTCATACTCATCACTAAAAGAAATATTTTCCAACACGACTGGCATGTCTCTTTTTTCGCCAATCGAATCAATTAAATCGACAGTAATGTTAAATGATGGTTGAAAGAATGGGAGAATCTGTTCAACAATTTGTAGAGCATCATCATTTAATTTTGTCATGATGTTGAGTTCAAACCCAACATTGTATGGAACAGGCAAGAATACTTTCTTTACCCGATCATTATCATCAATCGCCTTGAATGTTTTTGTTACCGAAGTCTTTCTTTGAGAGTCGTAGGTAATACTATTCATCTCAAAAGACATTCTTGGCAATGTGATTGCCGTTGTCTTATTCAATTCTTGCTGCTGTTGTAACTTAGCAAGAAACTTAGATCTGGGTCCATAGGCGAGAGGAACCTTCAGATCACTAATAGTTTTTCCAGATTTATCTTCCTTCTGAATATGAACTTCATTGAAGAGTGTTCCGAAAGCAATGACTGTCTTTCGGAGAATCTCGTGATAAAAATAAGTGCCTAACATCAGAAGTTACCAAAGGGATTACGCTCAGTGAAATCAAGGATGCCATCCGCTTCAGTTTCAATTTCATCATTAAAGGTAAATGTACTTGTAGTATCAATTCCTGTATGAGAAAGAATCTGGTATCTAGCAGAAGATGCTGTCCCTGTAATAAATTCACCTGGGAAGAACATACCACTATTTATTGAGATCTCTAACTTCCTGTCAGTTTCATTGAAGGACCTTACATATCCTTCGACCCCAGATTGAGATCCAATTACCCTTTCGTTGAAGAAGTATGTGCCAACACCAAGAGATAATGGATCTCCAATTGTGATAGTTGGTGCTGCTTCATAACCAGAACCAGCATTTGTCAGGAAGATTCTATCGATACTATCACCACTCAATCTAGCAACAGCAGTTGCTTGTACCTGACCTGCCTTGACACCGACTGTAGCACCTGTCGTGCCGATAGCAACAGCAGATGGATGTTGAATTGTAATAATTGGTGCAGACACATAATTAGTACCAGCATCAGTGATACGAATGGATGTGATACCACTGTTCGTTATGGATGCTGTGGCAGCAGCACCGACACCAGGACCACCAAAGGTAAATGCTGGAGACTCTGTATAAGCAAAACCAGGGTTCTGTAGTACTACTTGATCAACAGAAAAGAGACCTGATCGTTCCGTGGTGAATGCAAAGGCAGTCGCTCTGGACGAAGTAACACCAGCAGGAGATGCTTCGACAGAGACAGAGGGTGCGGAAGTATAACCATATCCATCGTCGTTTAGGAAGATTTGTTGTAATGCACCTTGGCTAGCAAAAGAGTCAACAACCGCAAGTCCTGTAGAACCGATACCAGCAAGAATAACAGTGGTTGTCTCACCCTCCTCCATTACAGTCTCATCGATGAGAGCAACACCAGTATCAGTGTACTCATCCTCATAGCGGAACAGTTCGCACTGAAGTTCGTAGATGTAGTTCTTACCAAGTTGATAGAACGGATTCTCAAACTCTACATGCTTAATTTCAAACAACCTCTCACCCAGAGGGAAGTAAATTAGGTCACCCTCTTTAGGTCTTTCACCAAAGATAATTTCTGTACCTGCTGTTCTAGCATTGTGAGTGACTACGAAAGGAGCAATGAAGTCCTCATATCTTTCTCTAGATACAGTCAGTGTAATTTCATTCTGAAGGTTGATACCAAACTTGGACATGATATCACTGCCCTTAGCATATCCCTCAAAGTTGTTCAGATATGCTTCTAAAATATATGCATCATTGAACTTGGATGACTGCACTTCTCCTAGTACATCATCAGTCACAATCATCTTTCTAGGGATGTAATATACATCCAATCCGAACATCTTTAGGTGTTCGTCGATTAACTCCTGAATGAGGTTCTGCTCATTAGGAGATCCTTGGAGAAAGAAAGGATTTAACGCCATTATCCAATAAGGTCAAGGGGTGGGATTTCGTATGTGGAAAGCATCTTGTCTTCGATGCGTTGTAATTCCATTACAGCATCCTCATAGATTTGTCTGCCATTGAGTTCAACACCACCAGGGAGTTTGACTCCTTGGAACTTGATAAGGTTTTGACCCCACTGCCTCTTTACAAGTGAAGTAAAATACTTCTTGAGGAAAGAATCATTGTAGACACCAGCATAGTTAGCAGGGTCCATGATTCTTTGACAGTCAATAATTATGTAGGTGCCCGCAGAGATTGATCCCCAGTCAACATCAAGATATAGTCTATTGTTTCTCTTGTTATATCTAATCTGCTTATTAGCAGTCAGTAAGAAATCAATGTCCTCAAGATATGTCTTGGTCATTGCATAACTCATGAGACCACTATATCCCAGGTTAAATGCAACATCGTTCAGGAACAATTGATACTTATAACTGAACATGTTATTAGCAATGAAACTTGCATCAAACAGATACAGTTTCTCAACACCGATGATTGCATCGGGTAAATTTAAGAAGTTTGTATTCTCCTCAAAACTTTGAACCTCTCCACCCGCAGAGGTAGTCAGAGTTCCGTCTATAGGGAACGCAGAAGTTGGTACAGTGAAATCGCTAGTATATCTTTCCTTTGCTGTAATTCTTACATCATCATAAATCGCGTCAGTAATTCTACTATCCTGAAACTGTAATCTTGCATTTAGACATAATTGTCTAAGGCTACTGTTTGGAATATTATTATCAATGATTTGACTAGAAGATGTGCTGGTGCTTTCAGTTCCGTTAAAGAAAAGGTGAATACTACCATCAGATGCTCTTCTAGTTACTGCAATATGAACCCAATTCTGAACGACTGCTCCAGTAGAATAAGATCCTAAAACAGTACCAAAACTTGAACTGTGGTTGGTATTATCAGTATTAGACCATCTGAAATTAATCTGACTACCTTGGTTATCTACAAGGACTCCAAAATTTTGTGATGCGTTCGATACATCACTCTTTGAAAATAGGGCACCGCTGCCAGGACTAGTGTCGATATAGACCCAAGTTTCAAAAGTCCATTCACCAGTGAAATCATATTCAGTTTTATGACCATAATTGAGATACTTACTAGTACCAAATCTACCAGATTTTCCAAACTTTACTGGAGATGCAACGATATCTGGATTACCAACTTCAGTAATGCTGCTATTTCCTACAGGAGATTGATCCGAAAAATCGGTATCAAAAGTATGTCTGACAATTACATCATCCCAGTATGTATCCCCACTAATGGTAGTAGATCCTCCAGAGCCTGTACTAGAAGTAGTGATACCCAGAGTGTTACCGCCGCCTCTTGCTCTGCCTCTTTTGATGTCATTCTCGGTAATCTTATACTTCAGAAGAACTCTTTCTACACCATCAAAATGGCGTTCTTGGAATAACTGCAAAGAGTCATCCAAAGCATCATCTACTTGCTCATCTGCTACATTAATCTCCAAGACAGGATACCCAAGTTGCCTGAGGGCATAGTCCTTGAGTTCCTGTCTTGTTGTTGGCTTTGCCATCAGAATGTACCCCCGTCGATGCTGTCAGACCAGATTGGAATGTTGTTTTCGTCAGTTGTCAGAACATAGTTTGATGTAGTCAAGAATCCAACTGTGCTGAGACCGCTGACTAATCTGCCATCTGCCTCAAAGTAAGCAACACCGTTAGGACCGCTATAACCAATACCATTGATTCCGCTTTGATCAGATCTGTAGTAGATACCATCACGGAATGTACCGTAACCGATTACGCTCAGATCGTCTTGGACAGTTACCTGACCAGCAGCAGAGTCGAGAAC